CGCAGCGCCTCGTGGGTGCGTTTGGCCATGGGCGTGCTCTAGCAAGCCGTGCGCCGGGTGCCTAGTCCGCGTGGCAGGGTGTCACTTGACAGGGGTGGGGGGGGCGAGGCACACGGCCCGTCCCTCGGAGCCATGGAACGCCTCCCCGGGCCGGCCGATCTTGCGGGTTCCGCCCCCGGAACCTCCCCCGAGGTCGGTCGGCTCGCCCCCCCGTGAGCCATGCGGTGGGTGGTCGGGGGCGTCGTGGTGATCGTCGTCGTGGCGGTGGGGACGGTGGGGGCCTGTCCGCCGGGGGTGGGGCTGTCGGCGGTGCGGACGAAGCAGCAGTTTTGCGTGACGGTGTGCAAATCCAAGCAGCCGGGGCCGCCGGGGCCCCCGGGGCTGCCGGGTGCGGCGGGTAATGTGGGTCCTGCTGGGCTTCCTGGTGCTCCTGGGGCGCGTGGGCCTGTCGGTCCTATTGGGCCGGTGGGGGCGCCGGGAGCTCCGGGGGGTCTTGGGCCACCGGGGCAGCCGGGACCGACCGGGCCGACGGGCGGGGCCGGAGCCCCGACGGCGCGCACCGGCTCCTCGGGCGTGCTCGCCCGCCCACAGGCAGGCACCGTGGTGACGGTCGGGGCGGAGTGCGACCCCGGGACGGTGCCGAGTGGCGGCGGGCTCTCGAATCTCGTCGGCAATCCGCAAGATACGAGCCGCGTGCACCTCTTGGACTCCGGGCCGACGGCGACCGGGTGGCATTCCGACGCCACGGTGGTCTCCACGTTCTCCAATGGCGGCACGCTCGAGGTCGTCGTCACCGTCTTTTGTGTGGAGGCGCCGTCGTGATGGGGGCGCCGGGGGGTGCCGGAGCCGCGACGGGCGGCCTTGCGGGCATTGCGCAGGTGATTGCGCAGGTCGGGTTTCCGGTGGTGGTCGCCGCTGCGCTGCTCTGGTTCCTCTTGACGCGGTTTCAAGACACGATGCTGACGATCACGGCCCGGATGGAGGCCAATACGGTGGCGGCGGGGCATCTGCTCGACATCGAGAGCGCCACCGTCGGCGAATTGCGGGCGCAGACGGCTGAATTGCAGCAGCAAACTGCCTTGATGCGGCGCTTTTTGGAGCTCAAAGAGCGCTCCGAGGGGCCAAAATGATTCACCGCACCTATTTTTTCGATTCCGTGCGCGCTTACCTCGATGCGAACCACAGTTTGACCCAAGATCAGGTGAATGGGCTCAATTGCTTGCTCGACTACTACGAAACGGTCGGGATTGAGGGCGCGGAAGACTACGAGGACCGCTATTTTGCCTATATTCTGGCGACGACGTGGCACGAGACGGCGTTTACGTGCCAACCGATCGCGGAATACGGCAAAGGCGCCGGAAAACCGTACGGACAACCCGCGGGGCCGTACGGGCAGGTCTATTATGGGCGCGGCTACGTGCAACTGACGTGGTACGACAACTACGTGACGCAGGATGCGAAACTCGGGCTCAATTCCGAGCTCGTCAAGAAGCCCGATCTGGCCCTCGACCCCGAGATTGCCGCGCAGATCCTCTTCGGCGGCATGCGGGACGGGGATTTCACCGGCAAGAAGCTGGCCGATTACTTCACCGAGACATTGACGGACTGGTACAATGCGCGGCGCATCGTGAACGCGACCGATCAGGCCACGACGATTGCCGGCTATGGGGAGAAGTTCTTGAACGCGATTGCGCACACCTTCCCGCCGCCGCGTGCGGCGTAAGGAGACGCGACCATGACGATCCCGTCATTTTGGCTCGTGCCCGACCCGCCCGAGGAGGAACCGGTGCCGCCCCCGCCACCCGACGACGAGGAGGCGACGAAACAGCTCGAGGACCCGGAGCCTGAGGAGGAGGCCGAGGAGCCGCCCGCCTAGGCCATGCCGTTCTTAGGCGCACGCGGGGCCGCGCCCGACCCGCGTGGCCAGGCCCAGCAACCCATTGCGGGCGTCACCGAGTGGCGCTGCCCGCGCAATGGCGTGCACGTCGTCGAGGTCCACTATACTGCCGATCCCGCCAAGCGGGACCCGGCGTGGAAGCGCGAAGCGCAACGCGGCATGCCGCCGCGGGGCTGGCAACGCGAGTTCGAGATTGCGTTCGATCTCGCCGGCGGCGAGCCCGTGCTGCCGGAATACGTGCCGGCGGAGATGCGCCGCCCGTTTCCGGTCAATCCTTCCGCACGCCTCTTGCGTGGCTGGGACTTTGGCCAGGTCTGTCCGGCGACCGTGTTTGCGCAGCTCGACGTGCACGGCCGGCTCGGCTTTGTCGGCGAGCTGGTGCTCGAGCACGCCAATTTGACGAGCCAGATTGAGGCCACCAAGGCCATGACGGTCGAGCTGGTCGGCCCGGGGGCGAATTGCTTCGACGCCGGCGACCCGGAAGCGCTGCATGAGATGGAGCTCGGGTCGATCCGCGCCGTGCTGTTGAAGCATGGCATCATCCTCCAGACCTTCTCGCGCAGCAGCGATACCTCCTACAATAATCTCCGTGACCGCTTGCTGCGCCGCGTGCGGATTCCCGGCGAGGACGTGCCGAGCCCGGCACTGATCGTTGACCCGCGGTGCCCGATTCTCCACTCCGCGCTCTCGGGCGGGTTTGCGCGCCATGCGAAAACGGGGAAACCGATGCCGACCCATCCCTACAAGGACATCGTCGATGCCGCCCGCTACTTGCACGACAACCTCCAGGGCACGAGCTCGGAGTGGATGCTCAAGCTGCAAGCGATCGCGCGCGCGGACTGCGCATGGTGATTGACGAGCCGGGGGGGCGCCCGCTACACGGGCCGCCCGTCATGCGGTGGCTCATGGCGGCGGCGCTCCTCGTGGCGCAGGTGGCGGCGGCGGCGACGTGGACGTGCACGGCGACCGCCGTGGCGACCCCGAGCCAGCTGGTACTCTCCCGGTGCACCGCCAGCGGGACGTACACGGTGGGGGGCGATGCGCTCGCCGAGGGGGCCAGCAAGGCGCTCTGCGGCCGCGTCGAGCGCCTCCCGGCGGGGGGGGTGCACACGACCGCCGAGAGCGCGACGACCGGTGAGGGGTACGTCGTGGCGCTCGGCAAGGCGACGCAGCACGTCGTCTTGCTCACGTCGGCCAAGACCGGGGCCGAGTATGCCCTCGGCGAGCTCGCGGCGGGGACGCCGATTGACGGGGCGACGTTCACGACGTTGACGCTCTGTAGGTAAGCGATGGCACGTCGCGCCGCGGGCGGGGCCGCCGCCGCAACGCTCTCGCCCGCACGCGGCGAGGCGCCGAAAAATCTCGCGCTCGACCCGCTAATCGAACAGCGCGTGCGCGACGAGCTCGTGCCGCTGGTCCGCCGTACCCGCCAGGAGCGCAACGGCGTGCTGCGCGAGCGCTGGCTCCGCTACTACCGCATCTGGAGCGTCCGGCACGACTCGCAGGGCTACAAGGGAAGAACGAACACGTATTTCCCGGTCGGCCGGCGGTGGATCGAGCAGTGGGTGACGCGTCTCAAACGCGACCTCTTCCCCGATCAGGACTGGTTTGCGTGTAACGCGCTGCGGGAAGACTTCGAGGCGCGCGTGCCGGCCAAGATGGCGCTCCAGAAATACTGGATGCGCCGCCACATGCGGCTCAGGAAACACGCGCTGCCGTGGCTCCGCCAGCTCGTCATGTATGGCACCTCGCCGGTGCGGAACGTGTGGCGCGCGATCGAGCACGAGCAAACCGTGCTCCGCGACGTCTTGGACGACGACGGTGCGCCATCAGGCAAAACGATCGAGCAAGTGGAAAAGGTTGCCGACTTTTTGGGGCCGACGTTCGAGCCGGTCGACCTCTTTGCGTTCTATGTCTGGCCGCCGACCGCCGCCGGGCTCGACGACTGCACGCTGGTCTTCGAGGACCGGTGCGTGCCGCGGAGCCGGGTCTATGCCTTGGCCAACAAGCCGCTCGACCCCTCCGACCCGAAAGCCGGCAACGTCTATGAGGGCGTCGACGAGCTCGTCGCGCTCTACGACCAGGCGATCCAGAACCGCACGGGCGGGCAAGCCGGGCGCAACCCCGACAAGTACGACGCGCTGGCGATCCGCTTGGCCGATAAGGGCTTTACCGCGCCGCTCGACTTCAATGTGCCCGCGGCGCTCCGCCCGCTCGACTTGACCGAATGCATGTGGACGGTCGACCTCGAGGAGGACGAGCCGGCGCGGTATCTCGTCACGCTCGGGGCCGACGAAGTGCCGCTCCGCGTGCAGCGCCGGCCGTTCTGGCACGGCGGTACGCAATGGCTCGTTGGCCGCTTCCAGCAGATTCCCGAGGAGTTCTATGGCCGCGGCCTCTGCGAGCTGTTCGATTACCTTCAGTACTTCGTCAACGACTTGGGCAACCAGTCGGGCGACGCGTTTGTGTGGTCGACCAACCCGATTGCGGTCGTCGATATCGGTGCGGTGCAGGATCCGACGTCGCTCCGCATGGCGCCCGGCGCCAAATGGCTCGCCAATCCTGCCGGCGTCCAGTTCACGACCCCGCCGCAAGGGGCCGCCACCGCTGGCTTTACCGCCGTCCAAGGGTACGTCGGGCTTGCCGATACCCTGGTCGCCCCGACGCCGGCGCGTCCGATGGCACCGCAGCAGCAGACGGGGGCGCAGGATTCCGCCGGCTTGGCGGCCCAGCTCGCCGATTCCGCCGTCGACCTCCGCGCCGTGATCGAGAGTCTCGAGGATGAGGTGATGGTGCCGCTCCTCGAGCGCTCGGACATCCTGACCCAGCAATGCTTGGACCGCGACATTATCTTGAAGGTGGCGGGCAAGGACGGGCTCGAGCTCGTCGAGCATCCCATCACGGTCGCCGATCTCGTCGGCGAATACGAGTGGGAATGGCTCGGCACCACCACGGCGCAGAATCAGCAGGTGCGCGCGCAGCAGATGGTGCAGGGCATTGCGCTGATGTCGCAGATCCCCCCCGACCAGCTCGCGGCGCAGAATGTCACCATCGACTGGCCCTACATCCTCCGTACGTTCTGGTCGGTCGGGCTCGGGCTCCCCGACGCCGACCGGGTCGTCAAGACCGGCAAGACCATCGAGCCAAATGACTGGCGCTGGGAGAATGCGCTCGCCCGCGTCGACCGTGCTGACGAGCTCCGCGTCTCGCCCCAGGACGACCACACGGCGCACGTCCAAGGGCACCAGCATCTATTGGATAGCGACTCGCTCACCGACGACGCCCGCTTGGCGCTCCAGAGTCACATTCACCAGCATATTGGGCTCCAGATTGCCGCCGAGGCGCAAAAGCTGGCGCAGGCCATGGCGACCGTGGCCGGGCCGCCTCCGCTGCCCGGCATGGGCCCGCCGCCGGGAGCACCTCCGCCCGGTGCCGGGCCCCCGGCCATCCCCGGTGGGCCACCGGTACCGCCACCCCCGGGGATGCTCCCGCCGACGGGGCCGCCGCCCATGGGGCCACCCCCCATACCACCCCCGTTGCCGGTGCCGCCGGGTGGGCCGCCGCCCCCTCCTTATATAGCGGGTGTCCCCGGAGCCGGGGTCAACGCGTTGGCGGCGCAGGTCGGCCCCGACTTTGGCGCCAAGCGGCCGCATAGCGACTCCCGTACCCGAGCGAAGGCGCTGATGGGCATCCGACCCCCGGCCCCGCTCGGGCAAGGGCGGATCGGCAAGACCCGCAACCTGGCTGATCTCTTCCGCGGCCTCCCGCGGCTCCCGAGGTGACCCATGGCAGAAAAATGGATCCAGTCGGCCATAAAGAGACCGGGGGCGTTCTCGGCCAAGGCGAAAGCCGCCGGCAAGGGGACGCAAGCCTACGCCCGATCCGTCTTGAAGGAAGGCTCGAAAGCCTCGACCCGCACCAAGCGGCAAGCGGCACTCGCGCAAACGCTCTCCAAGCTGCGCTCAGGCAAGGCCAAGTTTCTGATTCCGCTCGTGCTGCTTGCCGCCACGGCGGCCCACGCGGCGACCAAGACGTGCCCGAGCGGCACGCTCGCGCCCGCGCCGATCACGGCGACCGGGCCGACGACCGATATCGTCGTCGCGCGCGCGGCGCCCGCGCTCGTCATGCAAGCCTCGGGGACCGGGACCGCCACGGTGGTGATGGAAATGTCGTGTGACGGCACCAACTGGGCACAGGTGACCAACTCGAGCATGAGCGTGCCGCCGAGCCAGGTCGTGTCGGTGTTGCAGCCGACGTGCAGCTATCGGGCGAATGTGACCGCGTGCACCACGTGCTCGATCACGGTGGTCTATGCGTGCTCCGGGCCGTAACGTGCTCGTGCTCGCGGTGCTCCTCGCCGCGCGCGTCGCCTCTGGCCAAGCCGCCGCCGGCTGCGGCCCGACGAATCATGGCTGCGGCCCGGGTGGGCGCGGCTCGTGCGGGGTCGGCAAACACGGCTGCGGCCCGGGTGGGGCCGGGACCCCCGTCAAGCGCGCGGCAACAGGAGGCTTTCAATGGCTGGACCCGGTGCGCTCCTCGACCTCTGCGGCTTGCTCTGCTTCGTCCTCGGGGCCGCGAATGCGCCGATTCCGCGCGTCAATCTCGTAGCGCTCGGGCTCGCCTTCGTCACCCTCGCGCGCTTTCTCTAACCCGGCCCTCTTGACAGGTCGGGGGGTCGCAAGGCACACGGGCCGCCCCGATGGCACGCAAACGCGGCGCCGTGGGGAATGGCAAGGCGAAAGCGCTCGTGCCGCCCATGAAGGGCGCCAAGGCTCCGCCGCCCGCGCCGCCCCCGCGCGCCATGCGCGGCCGCGTCGCGCTTGCGATTCCCGTGCTGCGCGCGACGCCGACCCGTGGCCGCCCCGGGGCCGGGCCCCCGCCACCGCCCGCGCGCACGCCACCGTCGCGCCTCCCGCCGGCTCCGCCCGTCGGCCGCCGCGTGCCGGTCACCGCCGCACCGCCACCTCCGCCGCTGCGGCCGTCCAGCACGGCGCCGGTCATGAAACAACGCGGCGCCCGGCAAACGATGGCGGCCATGCGCCGCGGATCGGTCCCCTTCTAATGATGGGACCCGGCGGCGGCGTCGACCCGCACGAGCTCGCGCAGCTCATCGGGGAGCTCGAGGCGACTGGCTACCACACGTACCTCCGCAGCTACGTCGATGGCCGCATCGCGCAGCTCTTGGTCGACGACGTCACCGACCCCTACGTGGCCATGAAACGCCGCGGGCAAGTCGAGGAGCTCCAGCGCTTGACGGTGCCGCTGTTCGTGAAATCGCTGGCGCTCGGCGCGCTGGCCCGCCGGGCCGAGGCGCGCGCCATGGTCGAGGCCGTGCGGCCGCTCGAGCCGCGGCGCGACTGGTGGACCGATCCCGTGGGCGAGGAGCTGATTCCCTGATGGCCGACGAGCATCCGACTGCCCCCGCCCCCCAGCCCACCCCCACCGACGCGCCGGCCCCCGAGGCCGGCGCCCCACCGGCGGAGGATTGGGGCGCGCGATTCTCGAAACTCGAGGGCGAGCTCGCGCATGAGCGCGCGCAGCGAGCGGCCCTTGAGGGGACCTTGCGGCTCCTCGCCCCGCAACCGCAGATGGTGCAGCAAGGGCCGCCGCCGCTCGTGCGCCTCCCGCGCGACGCCGCGCAACGGATCGCGGCGACGCTCGGCGGCCAGTGGAACGAGGAGGCCGTGCAATCGCACGCGCCCATCTTCGCGGCGTTCGGCCAAGAGCTCTTGGCGCCGCTCCTCCAAGGCATCGAAGGCATGGCGGATGTCGTCGACCTCCTCCAGGTCCGGCAAGAGGTGCCGCAGTACGAAACCCAGGCCGAGGAAGCCGACCGCGTGCGCAATGAGTACCGGCAACGCGGTCAAGTCATCACGCGCAAGCAAGCCGTTGCGCTCGTAAAGGCACGTCGCATGGACGACCCGAAATACGTCGACACACTGGTTGAGGAGCGCGCGAAGCAACGGAGCGCCGACCAGGCACACCGCGCCGCGGCCGCCGCTGGCGCCGTCACCGAGGGCGGCGCAAGCGCGCAAAAGGCTGGCCCCGAGCCGACCAAGGGGCCGCGCACGCCGCCGACGCCCGAGCAATTCCGGGCGATGACGCTCGAGGAGAAACGCAAGGCGCTCGAGGGCGCCATGATCTAAAGAGGAGGCCGCCATGCCCGGCAGTACCTATAACTACAGCGACCCGGGGCTCAGTACCTCAACCACCCTCGTCAACGACCTTGCACCGCTCTGGCTGCAAGACGAGCTCTTGGCCATCGCGCAAAAGCTGACTGTCTTTCAGGACATTGGCGACACGCCGAATATGCCTGATGGCGAGGGCAAGACGTATTCGGCGCAGCGCTACGAGCGGCTGCCGTTGCCAGGGGCACCGCTGACGGAAGGGATCACGCCCGACTCGACGGCGCTCGTCGTCAACAAGGTGTCGGCGATTCTCGAGCAATGGGGCATGGTCGTATCGCTCACCGACGTGGCGCTGATGACGACCAAGCATCCGGCGCTGACGGCGGCCACCGACCGGCTCGGCAACGCGTCGGCGGAGCTGCAGGATCGCGAGATCCAAAAGACGCTGATGGGCGGGGCCACCGTGGTCTTCCCGGGTGGCAAGACGTCGCGGACGACGCTGGCGGCCGGGGACGTGCCGACGACCGACTTTATCTCGGGCATCGTCGCCACGCTCCGCCAGCTCGGCGCGCCGACCTTCCCGGGTGCGATGTATGCCGGGGTGGTGGACCCGTATCACGAGCAAGACCTGGCCAAGGATCAAACCTTCGTCCTCTCGCACCAGTACGCCGAGACCACGGCGCTGATGAACGCCGAGATCGGCCGGTGGCGCGGCGTGCGCTGGAAGCGCTCGAACCTGCTCCCGATCGTGTCGCTCTTGGCAACCGGGGCCGGGGGCGCGAGCGCCGCCGCCATTACGTCGCTGCCGACCGGCGACACGGGATTCACCGCCGGCTCCACGGTCAAGATCACGGCGGCACTCGCCGACCCGATCACGGGCTTGGACAGCAAGCAGATCGTCACGGCCAACGTGACCAATGCGTCGGCCTTCGATGTCCAGTTCACGATTTCCGCGACCGCGCCGGAGGGCCGCTACAATCTGTACGTCTCGACAGAAGGCGGCCTCGTACCGCTCTACCAGGGCATCGTGTCGAAGCCCGTCGGCGCGCAGCTCCAGGTGAACGTCGCCAAGGTGAGCGGCGGCGCTTCCATCGGGTTCTCGTCGACCGGGGCACCGGCGGCCGCCGATCCGCCGGCAACCGGCAACGTGCATGTCGGCTACATCTTCGGCAAGAGCGCCTTTGCGGTGCCGGCGCTCGGCGCCCGCGTCGTCACCACCATCACGCCGGCGACCCCGAGCGACTCCGACCCGTTGAAACAGCGCAGGAAATGCGGGTTCAAGTTCATGACCAAAACCTGCATTTTGAACGTCGACTTTTTCCGGCGCTTCGAAGCGTCGAGCGCCTTCGGTTGATTCTGATGAGTCGTCCCCCTGGTCGGCCTCGGATGACGCCGGCGGCTGATGAGCCGCCGGTGCCCGCCGAGGAGCTCACCGAGGAGCCGCTTGAGCTGGTGCGGCCCGAGGATCTCGCCGAGGAGATCTTGGAGGGCCGCGCGCGCTTGACGCCCGAGCACGTCCGTATCTTGAACGAGACGCGGCGCGAGCTCGCGCACTATGACGACGAGGGCAGCAAACGCCGCTGCCGGTTGATTGACGGAGTCATGCGCCGCGCGAAGCATACGGAACTGCATCCCGGGTGCGTGCGGGTCGTCATCAATGTCCCGCCCCTTCCCAATCATCAATTCGTCCGCATCAATGAGAAAGTGTACGTGGGCGAGAGCGAGGAGTGGGAATGCACGGCGCGCACCATTCTCTGGCACGTCCATTGGGCGCGCATCGTCGAGGCGCAACGCATGGACGACCGGCGGAGCGACCACGGCACGATTGACCTAGATTCCCCGCTGGCCGAGCGGGCGCGGGCCATCCAACGGGCATGATGGCAAAAGGCCCCGCAACGCGTGCTGGCGGCACGCCGCCGTTTTCCGGCCAGCTCGTCAAGGTGACGGGCGAGGGCGAGCACGTAACGATTGCCTTTACGGCGCGGACGCCTGAGGAGCTCGAGGCCGCGCTCGCCGCCGCGGGGACCGCCGCCGTCAATCGGCTGCACGCCAACAACGCCGCCGTCTTGCAGGCCGGGGCGCACTTCGAGGAGCGGCAACGCCAAGTGTACACGAACGCGGTCGCGCAGCTCCGCCGAGAGCTCGGCCTGTCCGACCCGCCCGCGGTAGAGGAGGACGTCGCCCGTGCCGACAATCCCGCCGGGGCGGTACACGCGGCAGAAAATCCGTGACCTCGCGTTAAACCGCGCGGGCAACCGCGCGCTCGACGCCGAC